GTTGAAGATATTCGTATCGAACGTAAAATCCAAGAGACATATCCTGGTATCGTTCGTAGATTTAAAAATGGTTATAAGAGACTTTTTGATGATAACCTATTTGGTACTGACGATAGAGATATTAATAAGTCAGGTCTTATGGACAGACTTAATGTTAGTTCAAAAGGTAGAGGTTATGTTCCAGTTGAATTCTCAGATGAGGAAACTCCATTAGTTAAAGAAGCTATGGAAGTTAAAACTTGGGATGATGTTCTAAAAATTTGTCAAAAACTATATGATTGGATTGACGAAAATGAGAAAGAAGAAGAAAAGCCTGAAGGTACTGGCGCTGATTTTCCTTCTAATGACATGGACGGCGATGATGATGCTGAAACTGAAAACCCACAAGGTACTACTCCTCCTGAAAATGATGAGGAAATGGAAGAAGAAAGTGAAGGTGAAGGTGGTGAATCTGATTCTGAAGGTGAAGAAAAAGAAACTAAAGAAAAGAAATTTGATAAACATTCTCCTTGGACTGAAGAAAATTTTAGAGAAAATGAAAAAGATTTACTTGAAACTAAAGAAGATCGTAATGGTGAAGAAAGACAATCTGCTTATTCTGCAGGTATTTCTAATGAAAATTTAACAAAAATAGTATACACTTATAAAGAAGCTAAAGCTTTTAGAGATGGATGGATAGAAGAACTTGATAGTTACGATCGTGAAAATTGTGCTTATGGAAATGAGAAATGTAAAGAAGACTGGGAAAAGTCTAAAGGTGCTTTAAACTCTACAGCTAACTTATTAGCTAAAGACTTTGAACGTAAGAAGGCTGCTTTTGAATATTCAAGAGCTACAAGTTCAAAAACTGGCACACTTGATCCATTAAAACTTCATGCATACAAATACACTGAAGACATATTCTTAACAACTACTCAATTAGCTCAAGCAAAATCACATGGAATTATGATGTTTGTTGACTTTTCTGGTTCAATGTGTGATATAATCGAAGATGTAGTTTCTCAAGCAATTACGATAGCAATGTTTTGTAGAAAAGTTAATATACCTTTTGAAGTATATTCATTTACTACTACTGGATGGCATGGTAGAGAACTTCAAGACGATATTGAAGTTAAAGGTAATGAATTGGATGACCTAACTAAAGTAAAAGTTGTTGAAATCTTTTCTTCAAAAATGAATAAAAAAACTTTTGAAGAAGCTTCTCAATTAATATTTTCTTTAAGTAAAGCTCATTCATATAGACGTGATTCTACATATTATATTCCTTCTGGCCAGCTTCATATGATTGATGCAATGGGTTCAACTCCTCTTATTCAAACTACAATTTTAGCAGCTAAACTTACTAAAGCTTTCCAAAAGAAAAATTCAATTCAGAAGACAAATATTATGATGCTTACTGATGGTTATCCTGATAGTGTTGGAATTAATGATGATAAAGAAGCTGATGTTAAAACGGATCGTTCACATAAGACAATTAATTTTAATGGTAAACTTATTAAAGGTGGAAACGCTAGAGAGCTTTATACACAAGCTTTAGAAGTTCTTAGAGAACTTACTGATGCTAAAATTCTTGGTTTTCATTTGGCAGAAAATGCTTCTACTTTTGGTCAAGGTTATTGGGATGTTGTAGAAAATAAAGACTTTAAAGATGTTATAAAGAAGTGGAGAAAAGAAGGTCATAGTGTTTGGAAAAATCAAAAAGGTTATGATGATTACTTCATAATTAAAGTTGGTCAAAAACATATTGATGATGAATTTGAACCTAAGAAAACTGAAACAATTAGAGACATTAAGAATGAGTTTAAAAAGTTCAATAAAACTAAAAAACACACTAAACAATTAGTTGCAAGAATAACAGATGCGGTAGCAGTATAAAAAAATTTATTAAAGGCTGTTTACTTTCGCTATTAATTATGATATAATATACCTATATGAAATTTAATGAACATAAAAATCTGAAAGACATTGCAGAATATGTAGAAAAAACCTATTCAGGTCACTACACATCTGCTAATGGAATTCAAAGTATGGACCTAATCTCGTCTTCTGGACGTGGATTAGATTTTTGTCTTGGTAATGTGATGAAATACGCAGCAAGATATGGTAAGAAAAATGGAGCTGATAGAATTGATTTAATGAAAATAATTCATTATACTTTATTAGCAATGAATGAACATGACATAAAGGAATCAAATGAAATTAGACCCACAAATACTTGAAATTTTAAATAATTTTCAAATAATTAATAGTAATATTGCATTAGGAGAAGATGGATTTGTTAGAACAATGTCAATATCAAAAACACTTATGGCAAAAGCAAATATATCTGACCAATTTCCATATGAATTTGGTATATATGATTTAGGTGAGTTTTTAGCTTGTCTTAATATGTTTGATAATCCTTCTCTCAATTTTGATGATAATAAAAAATATGTAACTATTACTGATGGTATTACTACATTTAAATATTTTTTCTCTGAAGTTAGTAGCTTAACAGTTCCAACTAATGATATTAATTTAGAATGTAATGATATACAATTTACTCTTACTCACGAACAATTAACTCAACTTCGTAAAGCTTCGGCTACACTTAGAGCTAATCAACTTAGTGTACGAATGAGCGCCACCGGTTCTCATTTTATTGAGTGTGTAATTTTGGATAAACAAAATCCAACATCAAATCAATTTACAATGAATATTTCAAATTGTAGTATAAATACTACTGCAGAGTTTGATTTTGTTTTTGACATAAATAATTTTAAATTTAAAAACACTGATGATTACAAGTTTGGTATTGATAAAAAACAAGTAGCATTAGTTAAGGCCGGCAACATCAATTATTGGGTTGCTCTTGATAAAACCACAACATATAAGGAATAATATATGGCAGATACAATAAAAGATCCAGATGAAGCAATGGATGCAGTAGATACAACAGATACATCTGGTATGGATGCACAGCAATCTACTCCTCCAACAGCAACAGCAGAACCTGATGAGCAAGGTCTTAATCTAAGCGATATTAGAGCATGCGTTACAATTATTGATATTGTAACTAAGCGAGGAGCATTTGAAGGTGCTGAACTTGCTGACGTTGGCTCAGTACGTAATCGTTTAGATAATTTTCTAAAGGCTGCGGCTGAAGCTCAAAACCCAGCTGAAGAAACAAAAGAAGATGAAGTAAAAGTTTAATAATTTAATTATATTATGAGGTATTTGTGGAAGAATTTTTATACGTAGAAAAGTATAGACCTAAAACTATTGAAGAATGTATTCTCCCTAAAGGATTAAAAGATACATTTCAAGAGATAGTTTATAAAGGAAAGATACCTAATATGATGTTTACAGGTTCGGCTGGTGTAGGTAAGACTACAGTGGCCAGAGCTTTATGTAATGAATTAGGTTTAGACTATATGATGATTAATGGATCCGAAGACGGAAACATTGATACTCTACGTGGTAAGATTAAACAATTTGCAAGTACCGTATCGTTACAAGGTGGACAAAAGGTAGTCATTCTCGATGAGGCTGATTACTTAAATCCCCAATCTACCCAACCTGCATTACGTGGGTTCATAGAGGAGTTCTCTTCTAATTGTAGATTTATACTAACATGTAATTTTAAGAATCGTATTATAGATCCTCTACATTCTAGATGCTCTATATATGAATTTAATATTGGAAACAAAAGTAAGATGGCAGGCCATTTTATGCAACGTCTTCAATTCATTCTTGATTCTGAAAATATTACATATGAAAATCAGGTTCTTGCTGAACTGATTATGAAATATATACCAGACTGGAGACGTGTCTTAAATGAATGTCAGCGGTATGGAATGAGTGGTCATATTGATACCGGCATTCTTGTTACTCTATCTGAGTCAAGCATTAAAGGCTTGATGGAAGATTTAAAATCTAAAAACTTTAAGAAGATGCGTAAATGGGTAACAGATAATATGGACGTAGAATCAACAAAAATATTTAGAATGGTTTATGATAATATGATTGAGTACATAATGCCTTCAAGCATTCCACAATTAGTACTCATACTTGCAGACTATTCCTATAAGGATAGTTTTGTTGCTGACCATGAATTGAATGTAGTGGCATGTATGACAGAAATCATGTCACAAATTAAATTTAAATGATAATATTAATAGCAATAATTATTCCAATAATAGTAATCTTGCTATTAATATTTAAATAGGAGACTTATGTTAGAAGAATTATCAAAATACGCAGTTATAATTATTGCTTTAGGTATGGTTAATGTTGTATATCAATTAGAAAAAGCTAATAGATATATGAAAACATTACAACGTATTTTATTAGAAACTAGAAATGAATAATCCATTTGATTTTATTAAATCAATATCCTCTACTAAAAAGGATATTATGGAAAATGAAAAAGATTATAATGCCTTTATGGTTAATCGTGGTTTGTCTTACTTTCCAGACACAGTAATATATGCCAATGAAATGAATAAATTCCACCACCTTGACAGCAGATTACAATACTCGTTTCTTATAAATATTGTTAGGAAGCGGAATCGTTTCTCCAAGTGGAATAAATCTATTGAATCTGAAAATATCAATGCTATAAAAAGATATTACGATTATAGCAATGAAAAAGCTCGTGATGTACTTCCGCTTTTAAGTAATAAAAACTTGAAAATAATAAGGGGAAGAATAAATCATGGCGGAGTACAACGATGAACTGGTTAATTGGAAACCAGAAATGATGTTAGAAGTTATATTAGCAGAACCAGATGATTTTCTTAAGATACGTGAAACGCTTACAAGAATAGGCGTTGCTTCTAAAAAAGATAATAAATTATATCAATCATGTCACATCCTTCATAAACAAGGAAGATATTTTATAACACATTTTAAAGAACTATTTTTATTAGATGGTAAGCCATCTAATCTTACAGAAAATGATTTAAACCGTAGAAATACAATTGTCAAATTAATGGATGATTGGGGACTGTTAGATACTGTAGCACCTATTGGAGATACAGCAGCATTAAACCAAATTAAAATAATATCCCATAAAGATAAAACTAATTGGGAATTATGCCCGAAATATAATATAGGTATTAAATGAAATCTTTATAAATAAACTTGTAGGATGCCGAAAGGGCCTACATTAACCGTAGTCATGGTGACTACATTTTATAACCTTGCTATTTAATAGGAGGTCAATTATGACAAACTTAGCATTTAACTTTCCGAGGGATACCTTCCTTGGATTCGATTCACTCTTCAATACATTAGCGGAAACTAATATAACCGATGCCAGAGGCGTAGGATATCCACCGTACAATGTTATTAAAAGAGATGATGGTCACTTTTTAATTGAGATTGCTGTTGCAGGATTTAATAAAAAAGACATCGACCTAACCCTTGAAAAAGGAGTATTAACTATTACCGGTAAACATAAGGGTGGTAGTGATGTAAGAGAATACACACATCGTGGTATTTCTCAAAGGGCGTTTGAACGTGCATTTA